AACAGAATTAACACCAAAGATAAATGAGAAAAGGATGGCACATATTTATGTAATAATGAAAGACACGCTCATTACATTAATGAACCGAGACAAAGAAGATAACGGAATAGAAAATGATTAGCCTAATACTTGTTACCATAATGGTACTCTATATGCTCCGCAGGGAATACCTTCGCTGCAAAGAGATAGAGAAAATACTGAAAAGATATGAAGACGATACTACGAAAAAGAAAACACATTAGAGAACTACAGAAGTTTCTGGAGATGCTAATGATTGACAATGTCAATCTCTCTATACAAGCAAGTAGGTTCGGTTGGACTACAGAGTTGCAAGACACTATTACCAACAACGCTCTACTCATTCGTAAATACCAAAGAAGACTACGACTAATCAAACTATAATGGTTACACCACCGTTAAATAACTTATGGAAAGCAAAAGCTCAAATGTCCTAATCAACAGGAACAACCTAAACAACCTCTTTGAACTATTAGTACAGATTCATTTAAGAGGACAACTCTCAAGAGATGAACAAGCATTCGTAAGGAACTTCATAGAGTTACCTGATGCACCAACACGAGAGAACAGACAAGCTCGTAGAGCCAACACCCAAGCAATCAAGAAGCTATTTAGAGAAGAGGCTAAACGAAAGAAGAATGAGTAGGTTAACATTGTAAACAACAATCATTAGCAATGCCATTTAAAGAAGGACAAAGTGGTAATCCTAAAGGCAGAACTAAAGGGAAGCCGAATAAGACTACCGCAGAGATTAGAGAAGCCTACCAAAAGTTAGTAGAGGATAACCTCACTAATATGACGGAGTGGCTTACACAAGTAGCAGCAGAGAACCCAGAGAAGGCTATGGAGCTAATGCTCAAGTTAAGTGAGTATATGATTCCTAAACTCGCAAGGCAAGAGGTTACAGGAGCAGATGGTGCAGACCTATTCAAGAACATTAAGTTTGAGTTTGGTACACCAATCAACGAAAGAGACGAATGACAGTAACAGGGTTCAACCCTCACAAGGTTCAAGCAGAACTCTTACAATCTATAGTAGGTGGTAAGGAGAAGTATCACATCGCATCTATAGGCAGACAGTTCGGTAAGTCTATGATGGGTATGAACCTTGCATTGTATTGGGGCTTCAACGATAGCCCTTGTAAGATACTATGGGTGTCCCCTGTATACTCACAAGCAAACAAAGTACAGAAGGAACTGATGTCTGCAATCGCAGCCTCTGGTATTGTCAAGTCTAATAACTACTCCTCTTCGGAGTTGGAACTCAAGAATGGTTCTACCATTTACTTTAGGAGTGCTGAAAGATATGACAACATAAGGGGTATGACATTAGACTACGCTATCATAGATGAGGCAGCATTCATTAAAGACGATGCTTGGAGTGAGGCTATCAAGCCAACCCTACTTGTAAGAGGCAAGAAGGTTCTCTTCATCTCTACACCGAAAGGTAAGAATTGGTTCTACGAGTTATTCCAATATGGGCAGAGTGATGACTACCCCAACTACAAATCTTATAAGGGCAGTTCTTACGACACTCCGTTTATATCGGTAGATGAAATAGACGATGCGAAGAGAACAGTTCCAGAGCTTATCTTCAAGCAGGAGTATTTAGCAGAGTTCATAGATGGCGGTGGTGAGGTCTTCGCTAACATAGACGAGTGTACATTCCCTGCATACCCTAAACCACAAGGTAAGGTATTCGCAGGATTAGATATAGGTAAGCAGGAGGACTACACAGTCCTTACCTTAATGGATTCTAAAGGTAGGATTGTAGACATCTATAGAGACAATAAGAACCAATGGTCAGTAATGATTGCAGAGGTAGTGAAGAGGGTGAGGCAGTTCAATGCCTCCTTGATGGTTGAGGTGAATGGTGTAGGTGACCCTATCTTTGAGCAGATAAAGAGTCAGTATGCAAACACCCATCCATTTGTCACTACGAACAAAAGCAAGAACGAAATCATAGAGGGGCTTATATTGGACTTTAACGAGGTGAGTGTACACATACCATCAAAAGAATTATTCAGTCCCTTATACAACGAGTTAAGCTACTTCACATACGAGTATAGCCCAAAGACACGAAGCATTAGATACGGACACCCTACAGGATTACACGATGACACGGTGATGAGCTTGGCATTGTGCAACTACAATAGAAAGAAGAACAAGACATATGGAACATACGCAGTTAGGTAAGGAGGTCACTATTAAGTTACCAGAGAGTGCAAGGGAACTGACTATTGAGCAGTACCAAAAGTTCCTCAAGGTTGAAGGAGATGAAACCTTCACAATGCTAAAGGCATTAGAGATATTCGCTAACATACCTCTCAAGGTAGCCTATGCTATGAAGGCAGACGATATAATGGAGATAGGTAGCGACATCTTCACTATGATAAGTGCCAAGCACCCACTTACAAGAAGCCTGACCTTTAGAGGCAGAGAGTATGGGTTCATTCCTAATCTGGAGGAGATGAGCTTTGGGGAGTACATAGACTTGGATGCTTACCTTGCCGATATGCAGAGCCTACATAAAACTATTGGGGTCTTGTATAGACCCATCACAAAGCAGAAGGGAGACTTCTACGAGGTAGAACCTTACAATGGTACGGATGGATATTCGGACTTTCCTTTAGATGTTGCATTAGGTGCAACGCTTTTTTTTTATCGTTTAAGCAACAAGTTATTGAAGAGTACCCCGACCTCTTCACAGGAGGGGGAGACACCGACCTTTCAGCCTCCGCTAACTTTTCAAGGAAGTGGGGATGGTATGGAAGCGTAGACCATTTAGCGGCAGGTGATGTAGCAAGATATGATTCTATAACTAACTTGCCCTTGAGGCAATGCCTAACCAAGTTGGTGTACGATAAAGAGAAGAGCGATGTAGAGCGTAGAATGATGAAGATATCTTAAACACCTTTGACTCATAGAGGTTAACTTACTATGAGCTTCTACGATATAACTACAAAGATACGAGAACACCTTATTGCTAATAAGCAGGTGAACACCGTTACAGAGGGAGACATCTTTGATGTAGACCTCAACAAGCAGACTATATTCCCCTTGTCACATATTATGATAAACAATGTGACCTTCAATGATGTGGGCATTACCTACTCAATGAGCATCTTGTTTATGGATGTGGCTGATGTGAGTAAGGACAATCCAAGAGATGAGGACAACATCTTCTATGGGGTAGATAACAGACACGACATTCTAAACACTCAACTTCTGGTAGCTAACGATTTAGTCAGCAGCTTGAAGAGAGCAAACCTAATGAAGGATAAGTACCAACTCAATGGTACACCAAGTTGTGAACCTTTTGAGGATAGATTTGAGAATCTATTGGTAGGTTGGAATCTAACCTTGAGTATAGACATACCTAATACAATTACCACTTGTCCGTAGTAAGTAGAAATACAGAGATGGTGCTTCGGCAGTTTGCCGAGCGAGTGATTAAAGCAGCGAGACTTAATCTTGGTGCTACTCGTACTATTACTTACAATGATGGTAAGAAAAAGAGACGAAGACAAGTATCCTCTGGAAAGCTAAAGGACAGTTTAGACTACTCAATCACTACAGGAGTACACTTACTTATGTCTTTCACTATGGAGGACTATGGTAAGTACATTGATGAGGGGGTTAGTGGTACGAAGTACAAAGTGCCTAACGGAAGTAGGTTTGGTTTTGATGGTAAGCAACCTCCAAAGGGTTCTATAAGAACTTGGATGGCTCAAAAGAAAGTCAAGTTAAGAGACTTAAAGACCAATAGCTTTAAGAGCCTACAAGGAATGGATTCTCAACAAAAAGAGAAAGAGTATAATAGAGCAGCCTTCTTAATATCAAGAAGTATTAAGCAACGAGGGATTCCCAAGAGTGAGTTCTTCCAAGCACCATTTAGAATGGAATTTGAGAAGCTACCTGAAGAGGTACTCAAAGCAGTCTCTATGGATGTAGATGAATTTTTGAAATTTACCAAGCGATGAGTGTAATAACACCAACAAGTTTAGTGGGGGCAAGAAGCCCTATATATATCACGGCAGGTTACTCTGACCTTGCAGGTTCTATAACGGACATTACCCTTGAGGTATACATATGGAGTGGGGCAAGAGGTAGTAGACCTGCCTCTGCTCAATACACTTTGTTTAGAGATGTGTTTGCAGGTCAAGATGTATCTTTTGACATTGCACCTTTAGTAGCGGAGTATATTGACAATGATTATAGCGGCTTTGATATAGTAGCTACAGGAAATGTACCTAACGATAGTATCGTATGGGTGCAAGTAGACTACGATGTTAGCTACTACAATAAGGCTGACCCTCCGACAATCTCAAATGACACGGGAAGCAGCGACATCTTTGAGGCTTCTAATGGCTACCATACTTTTGTTGAGGGAGCGAATAAGCAGCATTCTACAGGATTCTTACACACGACTACACGCAAGTATGTAGGCAACGCAGGTAATGAGATTGTAGCGGCATACATAGGAGAGTTTGGTGGTGGTTATGATGACCTCACCTTTGTAAGGGTTATTGGAGATAGTCAATACGAGGTAGACTTCAACATCACTTCATTACTTGGCAATACTCAAGCGGAGCAGCGAGTGCTGACCTTCCCTTGTGGTGTTACTAATGTTACTGAATGGTTGGACTCCGTTGGTGAACCATTATTATACTCTAACTACTATAGCATTCAATTGCTTGATTCTACTGAAGCGGTTTTAGATAGCATTGACATCTACCCAGAGTGTGAGCCAAAGTATTCGTTAAATACCATTCGCTACATTAACCGCTATGGGGTATGGGATTCTATCTACTTCTTTAAGGCGAGTCAAGATAACTTTAATGTAAGTAGTGAGCAGTACAGAAGGTCTATAGGTACATCTTCAACAAGTGGGTATAGTTACTCTACTACTGATGAGTTGTACAAGCAGTACAATACCAATGGAAAGACACGAACTACATTAAACACAGGATTTGTAGCAGAGGAATACAAGGAGGCTATAAAAGACTTAATGATGAGCGAGAGGGTAATGCTCAACGGCTCACCTGTAACTGTTGTAAGCAACTCTATGACCCTACAGAAGTCTGTTAATGATAAGACTATCAACTACACGATAGAGGTAGAAGAAGCATTTGATACAAGGTATGTATAAAGTAGACCTTTACATAGATGGTCAAAGAGCTGACCTATTTGAGGATGAGAACATAGAGATGAACTTGAGTGTCCAGAACATCAAGGACATCTCTAAAGTCTTTGGTGACTTCACCAATAGCTTTTCTATACCTGCATCTAAAGTAAATAACAAAATCTTCAAGCACTACTACAATGTAGATATTGATGGTGGGTATATATCCAACTTGCGTACTGATGCATTCATAGAGGTGAATGGTAACTTGTTTAGAGCAGGGCTACTTGAGTTAGAAGGTGTGCAAATGAAGAAGGGAGAGCCTTCGTCTTACAATGTAGGGTTCTATAGTAATGTCACTTCTTTGAAGGATAAGTTTGGTGAAGACCAGCTTAACGACCTTGACCTATCGGCATTAGACCACACCTACAACGATACGAACATTGAAGCAGGTCTTAACGGATATGTAAGTGGTACGGATAGCAGCATTATCTATCCCCTTATCTCACCTGTAAGGAATTGGTTCTACGACTCTACGAGTAGTGATAACACACCAGAAAACATATGGTATCACAATGGACACCCTGAACACGGAGTGTTCTACTACGACTTGAAACCTGCGGTTAAGCTAAAGAAGATTATAGATGCGATAGAGACGAAGTACGGAATAGAGTTTCAAAGTAACTTCTTTGACTCTGCTGACTTTGGTAAGCTATTTATGTGGTGTCATAGGAGAGCAGGGTATATGTTCAAAGGCCAACCTAACGGAACTACAAATGAGGTTATAGACTTTACAAGTGCAACAGGGTATGGATTCAATACCACTACAGATACCTTTAGATTCAATCAAAGCACTATGTCAGATATGGACTACATAAATGTAGCCGTAACCTCTGCTGATGACTATGCTATCTCTCTATATATCAATGGGGAACTCTACGCAAAGAAAAAAGATAGCGGAAATTCAACTGTAACATTTATAACTAACCCTACCGATGGAGATGAGTTTCAAATTAAGTTCTCTCCTATTGCAGCTTGGGATGCAAGTGTAATAACGCTAACGGCAGTTACTGCATCGTTTGTTATCACACCGCTAACTACACCTGTAAACATCGCTACGGCTTCTACTTCAGCATCGCAGATATATACAAAAGGTGTAGTCATTAGTGACCAAATGCCAGAGCAGAAGATAAGTGATTTCATAGGAAGCCTTGTAAGGGCTTTCAACTTGGTTATAGTACCCACAGGAAACG